CAAAAGTTGAAGGTTGAGCCCATGACTCTCAAAGCACTCGTCCGTGAGCGTATCGAAAATGGAAAAGATATGCCCATGGATATTTTTAACGTGTTCGTAGGAAACCGAACCAAACTAACAAGGAAACAATAAACATGAAACAAGAACAAGAAATCACGAAACGTGAAAATGCAGGTGCATTGTCTTCAAATATTTTTGAAGCTGATGCAGGTGCTGGCTCTCAGAATATAACGCAGGAAGATCTTGCGTTACCTTTCCTGAAAGTCTTAGGACAATTATCTCCGGAAGTTAATAAACAGAACGCTAAGTTTATTAATGGAGCAGAACCTGGAATGATTGTAAACAGCGTAACCAAAGAAATTTATGATGGAAAAAAGGGTATAGAAGTTATACCTGTCCATTATGAACGACAATATGTCGAATGGCAAGACAGAGGTGCATCTAGTACGGGCGCTCCTGTAGCAATCCATAAAGCGGATAGCGACATATTAAGCAAAGCGACTCGTGACAAAAATTGGAAGGACAGATTACCTAATGGTAATTATCTGGAAAATACGGCGAACCACTTTGTTATTCTTTTGGGTAAAAGTCCATCAACAGCATTGATTTCTATGAAAGCTACTCAATTAAAAGTGAGTAAGAACTGGAACTCATTAATGCTAGGACTTAAAATGCAGGGCAAGAACGGATTGTTCACGCCGCCTACATATAGCCATATTTATAATCTAAAAACTGTTCAAATGTCTAATGACAAAGGAACATGGTTTGGATGGGATGTGTCTAGAGTCGGACCAGTTTCAGATAAAAATGTTTATCAAATTGCTAAAAACTTTGCTGAAAAAAATGTCAAAGGTTTAGTAAACGTTAAACACGGAACTGAAGAAACCGAATCGAAATCACCTTATTAAAGATTTCTTTTGCAGAGGAATAAGGGGCGGAAGCGGGAGACTTAATCCGCCCCGTTAATAATATGAATGTAGAACGATTTAGAAAGATATTTTCAGGACTAGAACGCGCACGAGGTGTCACTTATGTCGACAAAAAGGGTGCGGACGGAGAAAAGATTAAAGGCAAATCTTTTGTTCAAAGAGAAATGGTCACTAATGATCATTGGCTTAATCATTTACAAGGCAAAGAACCAAGTTTAGGTATTATTCCAATCAATGATGATAATAAATGTCGATGGGGTTGTGTCGATATAGACTCATACGCAGGTTTTGATCATCAAAAACTAATTAACAAAATTAAACTATTAAAACTACCATTAATAGTTTTTAGATCCAAAAGTGGTGGGGCTCATGTATTTTGTTTTACAACAGTACCTGTTGAAGCAAAATTGATGCGAGATAAATTACTATCGGTTAGTGCAGTATTGGGTTATGGAGGATCGGAAGTTTTTCCAAAACAAATAGAATTAAAATCGAAAGATGATACAGGAAATTTCTTAAATTTACCATACTTTAATAGTGATAATACAACAAGATATGCCTTTCTTGAAAACGGACAAGCTGCTAGTATGGATGGTTTTTTTGGGTTATACGAAAGAAGTGTTCAGACACCAGAGCAATTAGAAAAATTAGAGATTACAAGACCACAATCTGAATTTAGTGATGGTCCTCCGTGTTTAGAGTCTTTAACTCAAAGTAAATTAGATGATGGAAGAGATAGAGTTCTTTATCAATTTATTCAATACGCAAAAAGAAAATGGCCCGAGAATTGGACTAAAAAAATAAATCAATTTAACTACACACATTTTGTTGAACCACTAGACGACAAAATTATTCAGGAGAAAGTAAAATTTCATAGTAAAAAAGAATTAGGTTTTAAATGTAATGAAGAACCAATGTGTAATCATTGTGATAAATTATTATGCAAAACTAGAAAATTTGGCATTGGTGGAGAATCAGTCTTTCCCATCTTAAGTGATTTGCAAAAAGTTGAATTAGATGAACCTTACTATTGGGTTAATGTAGACGGAGAAAGAGTCAAGTTAGATACTATTGATTCATTATTAGAACAACGATTATTTAGAAGAACAGTTACAAAACAAATTAACAAAAAACCTCCAAGAATTACAGTAAAAGAATTTGAAAAATATACAGACATGCTATTATTAAATGTTGAAATTATAAAAGCACCAATTGGATCCTCATTAATTGAACAACTTAAAGATCATCTAGAGGAATATTGTACTAATGATTCAGCAGCTACGACTAGCAAGGATGAAATATTTTTAGGAAATGTTTGGACACATGAGGATAAACACCATTTTATATTCAATAAATTTTTTCATGGCTATTTACAAAGAAGAAAATGGTCAGAAAAACACCAAACAACACAGGATTTATTAATACAGCATTGTGGTTGTAAAGATGATAGAATTTATATTGGTAAAAAGAGACCTAGCGTGATGATAGTAGATGCATTTGAAAAACCAGAAAAAGTTTATCAACAAAAACAACTAAAACCAAAAGATTCATTTTAATGAAAACAATTGTATTAGGACCACCCGGCACAGGGAAAACTCATACTCTACTTAATGAAGTAGATAATTATTTAAAACAAACAGATCCCAATAAGATTGGATATTTTGCCTTTACTAAAAAAGCAGCGAACGAAGCGAGGGATAGAGCAATGAAAAAGTTCAACCTCACAGAAGATGATTTACCTTATTTTAGAACTTTACATTCACTAGCCTTTAGACGTCTGGGAATTAATAAAGAAAACGTAATGCAACGAAGACACTATGAAGATTTAGGAAAAAAGATTCAAATCCCAATAGATTATAATGACTATGATGATGAAGAGACTGGTTTGTTTACTACAAAGAGCGATTATTTACGAATTATTAATCTTGCAAAATTAAGAAATATTACCTTGGACCAACAATTTAATTTAAAAGAGCATTCTCAAAAATTAGAGTACGATAAACTTCGAATTATAGCCAGTGAACTAGATCGATATAAAAAAGAATATTCCCTTATAGATTATAACGACATGATTTTAGATTTTGTCAAATCAGATAAATCACCTAAGTTTGAAGTGGTGTTTATTGATGAGGCCCAAGATTTATCTCGAATGCAATGGGATATGGTCAATAGTTTTAACACACAAGATTCTTTTATTGCCGGAGATGACGACCAGGCAATATTTAGATGGGCAGGGGCAGATGTAGATTCTTTTATTACACAGACTGGAAAAATATTAAATTTAACTCAATCAATGAGAATACCAAGAAAAATTCATGACTATGCCATAAAGATTATAGAAAGAGTTTCTAATCGTTTACATAAAGAATGGAAACCAAAAGCCCATGAAGGAGCAATTAGTAAGTATTGGAATTTTGAAGATATTAACATGAACAAGGGAAATTGGTTAGTATTGACTAGAACCAGACATCAATTAAAACCTTTAGAAGAAGTATTGAAAGAGAAAGGATTATACTTTGAAGATAGATTTAACAAATCATATGAAAAAAATATTCAAGAAGCAGCGCTTAATTGGGAAAATTTACGACAAGGAAAATTGCTGCATTATAAAGACATTATGAATATATCGCAATACATGAGTTCCACGAATTGGGAAAAAAATAAATTAAAATCTTTATCCAAAGAATCATTTTATAGAATAGACCAATTAACACAGGGACATGGTCTTAACACTAACAATACCTGGTATGACTGCTTTGATAATGCTGGATCCAAAAGAATTACTTATATTAGAAAAATGAGAGCCAATGGCGAAGAATTAAATAGAGAAGCAAGAATTAAATTATCAACCATACACAGTGTTAAAGGTGGAGAGGAAGATAATGTAGTCATATTGCCAGATTTTACACTAAACACTCAAAAATCTTATGAGCGGAATCGAGATGATGAAAATCGATTATTTTATGTTGGAGCAACACGTGCAAAAGAATACTTACATATTGTAAGACCAAAAGATGAAAACAAAGCATTTCCAATGGAGGACATGTGAGCGTTTACGATAAACAAATTGGCGGAAAACATTATCAGAATTTTTCGATTCAGCCAAGTAAGTTTGTAATTGAGAACAAGTTGCTTTTCCCAGAGGGATGCGCTATAAAATATATTTGTCGACATCAAAATAAAGGAGGAAAGGAAGATTTGTTGAAAGCGATCCATTTTATAGAAATGATTATTGAAAGAGATTATCCACCGGAAGAAAAATCAAAAGAAATTAAACCTACTGATAAACCTAATTCCTGGGGGATCTTAAGGTAATGCAGATTCCACTTTTTAAACCTCAAACAGAATGGATACCACCAGAAAATTTTCCAGATTTATCTAAACATAGTGAAATTGCAATTGACTTAGAAACAAAAGATCCAGATCTAATAAAAATGGGTTCAGGTTCAGTCACCAAACGTGGCGACGTCACAGGAGTTGCTGTAGCTGTGAAAGGATGGTCCGGGTACTATCCCATTGCTCACGAAGGTGGTGGTAATATGGATCGTAAAAAAGTTTTAAAATGGTTTCAATCCA